ACCGCATATCATGTGTATCAAATAAAAGAGGGTGTGGGCTCGGTGTGGGACAAGTCAGAGCAAATCAAGGTGGGCAAGGGTGCGACAATGGCGGGCTGGGCTAAAAGTCGTAAGCTGCGTATTGGGACAAACACTTGGCATTTCTTCAGTGTAAAAGGAACAGTTTGGGACGATAACAAAGCGAAGGCTGACTATTTGGCTGTGCAGGCGCTCTTGGATCGCGGCGTTATTTAGTCGGTGTGCAAGGTTTGTGCAATGTTTGAAGGGCACATGGCACATCTAAGTGCTTGTTTTATAAGAGTGTGTTCTACTTGTTCCATGTGTGTTATATTATATGATGTATGTAAGTGTTCAAAAACAAAAACGCCGAATGGTAACAGTGTGTGTATGAGTAAAACATGGCACACCCTAACACACCGACCATTTGGGGGACCTGGAGCACCAAATTCCTGTATGCTTTTTGATGCTAATGGCATAGCCTCAACCTGACCAATTGGACCTTCCCTTTTGGTCATGGTCCCTACTCCCGTCAATGTCCCTATAGGGACTTCTAGTCTCACTCTAATCGCTAATCAGGTCAATGCTCTATAGAACCCAATCCAAAGCGGTCCCAGAGCGCGGCCGACTGGAGCACGGACCCGACGGGACGTGAGCCACCGGGACTGGAAGCAAGGACCGTGCCAGGACCGACGCTGGCACGAAGATTGCCAGGACCAGACCCCCAAGCAAGGACCGTGCCAGGGACGGACGGTTTATTGCGAAAAAATTATTTTACAAATTTTTTTGCAAAACGCTTGCGTTATTGCAAACAAGGGGCCATACTTGCATTGTTGCCACTTGGCAACGCAACTTAAAAGGTAAGCAAAATGGCAAAACGTACCAGCAAGGCAGCAACCGCAGCAACCGTACCAGCCGCAGGCACGCGCACCACATTGGCACTGGCACGCGCAGCAAATAATGCCAACGGCATGCTGGCCACAGGGGCCAAAACCGTACCAGCCGCAGCAATAACGCAAACGGCAAAAGGGGCCAACCCAACCCGCATGGGTGTGTACGGCTACAGCAACGGCAACCGCGTACCATTGGCCAGCCGCGTGTTGCTGGTAACAGGGGCCAGCGCGCAGGTGCCTAAAGGCATTAAGCCTGCGCAGTTTGCAAGTTTGCAAAAACTGGCAAAGGCAGGCACGCAAACGGTAACAGCGTTGTATGCGGCTGGCATAAGTAGCCGCACCATGCGCCGCGCCTACCGCGCTGGCGTTATACGCTTTGCAGCGTAAGTAGTACGGGGCCAGCCGCTTATGCGGCTGGCATAACCCAACCCATGCCAGCCGCTTATGCGGCTGGCATTTTTTGTGCGCGCCGCGTGCGCGCCGACGACAGCGGCGCAGCCGCACAAAAAACCATGCGCGGCGCAGCCGCACCATGTATGCCTTTTGCATAATATGCCCACGGGGTAAGTTATTAAACACCCATCCCCCCTTGCGAATATACCATCAGTGCGGTGCCCAATGCTTCTTGTAGACATGCTTGCAATATCGCAACTTGCATTACCCTCTCAACCATGCTACCATGACTCGCTATGGCTGAAGATGACACCACACACGATATCCAAATAGACATCCTTCCCTCCGGTAAGCTCACAGCTAACCATCTAAGGCGGGCCGATGTGGTGTCAGCCTTCCACTGTGCGTTTCAAATGATAGGGGGCATCCCGAGGCTCGCATTGTGGGCCGACCACAATCCGGGTGACTTCTACAAATTGTATTCCCGACTTTTACCCTCCGCAGCAAGCGACGAGCTTAATGGCGTCACGCAACTGGAGATAGTACACGCCCTGCCTCCACCCAAGTACAATCCGGCCGAAACCGTACAGAAGCTGATGTCACCAGCCACACACGAACCCAATGAAGAGTAGGATAACACATCCCTACACACCCAGGGACATATTTAACCCTTTCCACGGGCGACCGCAACGGTGGGCTATCTTGGTGGCCCACAGGAGGGCCGGTAAGACGGTTGCCACTATCAACGATTTGGTTTCCCGTGCTCTCTACTTTAATCATATGGAGGAGCCGCGGTTTGCCTACATCGCCCCGTTCTACAGCCAAGCCAAGCGGATTGCCTGGAGCTATCTTAAGAGATATGGTGGCCAAGCGGCTAAACGAGTCTCTGAATCAGAACTGTCAATCACTATTCGGCACAACGGTGCCCTCATCACCCTCTTCGGGGCCGACAACCCTGACAGTTTCCGAGGTCTCTACTTTGATGGCGTCGTACTCGACGAATATGGCAATATGCGGCCATCTATTTGGTCCGAAGTGCTTTTGCCCACTCTGCTGGATAGGAAAGGCTGGGCCACCTTCATTGGTACCCCGAACGGGCCTAACCACTTCAGGGATCTATACTATACTGCCCTTGAGGACCCAACCAGATGGTTCGTTGACCTCCTGCCTGTTTCTGTCACCAAGCTGATCGACCTGGAGGAGCTTGAGGAGATGCGCAAGCTCATGATGGAGGAGGAGTACGAGCAGGAGATGGAGTGCAGCTTTGAGGCCTCCACCAGAGGTGCCTTCTACGCCAAGGAGATCAAAAATGCCATCGCCAATGGTCAAATCGTACCCCGACCAGCAGACCCAACCCTGCCATTGCACTTCGTTATGGACGTGGGCTACCGTGACGACGCTGCCCTCGGAGCTTTTCAAGAGCATCCCGACGGTGTCAACATTGTCACTGCAGAAGCTGAGAACTTAAGAGCCGCCGCCCATTGGATCCAACGCATTGGCCAAATCTGTATGGAGCACGACTGCATGCGGGGCAACGTATGGCTTCCCCACGATGCCTTCGCCAAGACAATGACCACTGGCCGATCAACCGTTGACCAGTTCGTATCTGCCGGCGTCAGACCACGCAAGGTGCCCGAACTAGACAAGCTGGACGGTATTCAGTCCTGCCGTTTCGTGTTTCCGTACATGTATTTCAATGAGCCACACACTAAGAAGCTTATTTTAGCTGTCAAGTCCTACCATAGAACGTGGGACGAAGATAAGAAAGCCTTCACCAACGAAGATGTGCATGATTGGTCCTCCCACTACGCCGATATGCTGCGGTACCTCAGCATAGTAGCGCGATTTCCACATAGCCGACCATTGTCAGCTGCGGGGGTCATTAATCAGGTACTTAGTTCATCTGATTCAAACATCGTAGTTCCAACATATCCAGTCAACCTAGACCAAATGTGGGCTGACATGGAAGCAACGAGGAGTAATCCACATTATGGCCGTTAAAGACTGGGTGAAAGAGCTACAATCCGCTGAAAAGGAAAAGATAACATTTGTAAAGGACGGCAGGCATGCTATGTCAGCCTACCGTGGCTTCAACACGGAGGATGCAGGGTCCGCCGCGTACGAATTCAACCTGTATTGGGCGAATGTAGCCGTATTGAAAAGCGCTCTGTACGCGAATCCGCCGAAACCGATGGTTACTCGTGAATTCGACGACTATATGGACCAACCGGCACGAGTAGCGGGCATTATGATGCAACGCATGCTCTCGCAAGACCTGTGTACACCGGGCGGGGGCATGGATGCGGCCATTGAGCTTGCCGTTAACGATAGGCTAATTCCGGGCATTGGTCAGGTTTGGCTCCGTTATGACCCAACCATTGAGGAATATGAGATGGATGGGGCTGAGGAGCCTATGTCTGAGCTTACCGACGAGCAGGTAATCACTGACTATGTTTACTGGGAGGACTTCTTTTGGTCCCCTGCCCGTATCTGGAAAGAAGTGTGGTGGGTAGCCCGTCGCGCCTACATGACCCCCAAGGATGTTCTCGAGCGCTTCGGTAAGGAGGCTGCTAAGGAGGTGAATTACAGCCTACACCCTTCTTCCTCAGAAGCTGACCGTACCGACCTGGAGCCTCAGAACAAGACTGTTAAGAAAGCTGAAATCTTCGAAGTTTGGAATAAGCGTAACGAGACAGTGTGCTTCTACGCCAAGGGTATTGAAAAGCCCCTGGATGATGTGCCTGATCCCTTACAAATTCCAGGCTTCTGGCCGTGTCCGCCGCCGCTGTGCGCTAATATCCTGAACGGCAACTACATGCCTCGTAGCGACTATCAAATGGTGATATCGCAATACGCACGTATTGAAATGTTGTCTCGTCGCATTTTCTTACTGGAAGAAGCAATCAGGGTGGCGGGCGTCTATGACAAGGCCAATGCCGAATTGCAGCAACTACTCAACGAATCGTCCCTAAACAAGATGATACCAGTGGACAACTGGGCCATGCTCGCGGAAAAGGGAGGCCTAGCTGGTTCAGTTGATTGGTTCCCACTGGTTGAGGTTACGAATGCCTTGCAGATCTTGCGCCAGGAAATGCCAGAGGCTCAGAAGGCTCTATACGAGCTCACCGGCCTTAGTGATATCATGCGCGGCAGCACTCACCCGCGTGAGACTCTTGGTGCGCAGGAGATGAAGGCCAGCTACTCGTCCACACGTCTACAGTATCAGCAGGGCGAGGTCGGCAAGTTCGTGGCTGCCATCCTGCAGATTAAGGCCAGCATTATCAGCAAGCACTTCTCGCCAATCACCATGATACAGCGCAGTAACATCATGCTGACCCCAGATGGGGAGCAGGCCATGGAGGCTGTGCAAATCCTGAAAGATCAATGGGCGATGTGCTACAGACTCGAGGTTGACACTGACCAAATGGCCATACCTGACTACAACGCTGAACGGCAAGGCCGCATTGAATTCATCACGGCTACCGGGGGCTTCATTGCACAAGTCATGCCTATGCTCGAGAAGGAACCCAGTTCAGCATCATTCTTTATGGAAATCCTAAAATGGGGCGTCGCTAGCTTTCACGGTGCCGTCACTATTGAGGGTGTATTTGAGCGGGCTACGAAAGAGCTCGTTAAGAAGGCGCAGCAGCCCCCGAAGCCACCACCACCGGATCCAGCATTGGTCAAGGCACAAGCAGACGCCGAAGCCAAGAAGATATCCACGCAGGCTGAAATTGAAGCTGATCAGCAGAAAGCTCAAGCTACAGCGCAAAATCAGTTACTTGTAACTCAGGCTCAAACTACTGCCACGCGGGAGCGCACGCAGGCTGACATTGAGCAAGGCTGGGCTAAGGTCAGGGCTAGTATCGCCCAGACTAACGCTAAGGCCGCAGCCGATGTCAGGGCGAAAGCCGTCAAAGCAAGGAGTGACAAATGAAACTTGCTGTAATCACACTGTTAGTGTTCATGTCGGGGTGCGCTCAGATCGCCAAGTTCGAGAAAAGGAGCGATGAGCAAGTAGCGCGCTTTATCGGCCACCTGTGTGAGGAGACTGATGAAACGTACCGGCACGAAAGACTGTTGGGGATCAACAAGCTGGCTGATCCGGATTCCGTTAGTCTTACCTGTGGGGAGAGATAATGACACGTAGACGATGGAGGTACAAGGATGGCGTGGCATACGAAGTGGGCGAGAACTCAACCCAGGAACCTTCCCACGTCGCAGACAGCGCCCTCTGGAACGACCGCCTTTACCAAGATGATGGTGATAGACGATATAACAGTAGAGCCTCTCACAGAGAGTACATGGCAAAGAATGAACTCACTACTATCGACGACT